CTCTAGTTCGTTCTCTGGATTAATCCATGGAATCAAAGCAATATCTGTACCATCATAATCCACAACTGTAGGATTCATATGAATGGTTACGCAGTCAGTATAGTGACCCATAAGCTCTTTGAGGGAACATAGATCGTTTGTGTTCTTGTAATATACGTCGTGGTTGCCTGGAATGATATCCATGTGAATGTTTTCATTTCTTAACCTTTCGAGGAATACCCTTCTGTTAGTATGAAGAGCTTTAAAGTTTACAAACTTACGGTGTTCATAATAATCGCCCAGATGCAATATCCGTTTAATATTATGTTCTTCCATATATGGAAATAGGATCTCCTCATAGAATCTCGATTGATAATTTATGAATACCTCAGAAGAGTTTCTCGCACCACAATGCGTATCATTTAGAATTAGAAGCTTTGACACTAGCTGTTGGCTTCTACAATAAAGTCAGTTACATCAGAATCAGTACGGGGCTTTATTTTCTTCTTTTTTTCTATTACCGCAAGGTCTTTAATCTGAGTATCAATCCTCCTAATGTGGTCGATTCTACCATAAAGAACATCCACCAACATCTTAACATTCTGATCGCCCTCACCGCCTTCTGACTGAGTAATAAAAGCCTCAAACCCAGACTGGGCTATAAATTTAAGCTTGATGTCCTGATGCTTCTTCTCTTTTGCTATTCGTCGTAGAAAGGCATACCATATAATTTGTGTAAAATAAGAAAAGGCGTTAGGATTACCCGATCGAGTAGCAGCCTCTGGATCATAATTATTAACAGCGCGGAGACAATTCTCTACACCATCCATAACCATTTCCTCTCTATACGTATAACGAACAAAGTTGGATCTATGAGAAAGACCTTCTGATATCTTCAGAAAACATTCAGCAATGTAGTTTGGCACAATGGGTATTGTGGCCTCTACTTTCTTAGCGGCTTGTACTGTTATGGTGTATTCCAAAACAGCCGCTGAGAATTCTTTGTTATTTACGTAATGTTCAGATTTTCTTTTTTCTTTTGCCATCGTTTCACTTTTTCCTAATTATATGTTATTATAGCTTATCTAATGTGTTAAGTCAACGTTTTTTAATTTATTTACTTTTCCCTGTTGACCTTTCTGTCTTTTTAGTGTAAAATAAGACTGTGTGTCGGGGAGAGGACTATACCCATGAGCTCAATGCATTGAACCGTAAGATTCTGAATCAAAGAAGTTCTCTAATTCCATCAACGATTCTAATTTCTCTGCTTCAATCTTTTCCCAGGCAGCCTCTGTTTCTTTAAAGACTGTGTACTGATGAATTAATTCGTCTGACGGAGTGCAATATGCAACAACCGTACTTGATTTAATTGCAACAATACTGTCGTCTGCTGTCTGTGCTAGCCATGGATATAATTGATAGAATCTGTATTCTTTCTTTAGCACTAATTTAATTGCAAGAGGCATTCGTATAATATGCGTGTCGTCTACTAGCTTTTCAACTTCAAAGTTTGCGTCTAGAACCTCGCAAATAATTTCTTCTCCGGTAACCAATTTAATCTGTTTAATTGTGTTCATAATGTATCCTTTTTAATTTCTATGGGGAACAATTTAAATTCGAACTCTTCTTTCTTATATATCTTTACTCTTTCAGCACTATGTTGTAGTGTAAAATTCTTATTAGACTTGTAATGCAGATCGTCTGCTATATCATATAGCTTTGTGTCTACACCGTTATCACTCTTTCTCAATCCTCTTCCAATACTCTGTAATACTCTTATCTGAGACTTACTAGGAGAAGCAAATATAATGTTATGTAAGTTCCTAATGTTGATCCCAGTAGAAAAGGTACCAAGACTAGCCACAATAATAGCGTCCTTTTTCTTTTCAACGATACCCCTTATTGCCTCTCTATCAGACGTCTCCACTTCACCAGACACATAATAAACCTTCTTGTCTGTCTTACTATTTATCTTGTCAAAAAGTATCTTGCCATGCGCTTCAACAAGCTGGAATAACACCAACGTATTACCTTTTTGCGAACACGCTAGATTAGTAATAAATCTATTACGCCACGCATTACCAACAATCCATTGTATCTCTTCGTGATATGTTTTAGACTTACCTGTAGCAGGATCAGGTTCCCAGAATTCTTTTTTAGCCTCTTCATTATAATTAAGAAGCAAAATACTAATATCTAACTTAGCGAGAGTGTCATTCTCTTGGAGATCTTTAGTGGTTATAACCTTTTTAACAGGACCAAACAATCCTGTCAACGTTAATTTGTTTACTTGTGAACCATCTAATGTACCTGTAGTACCAAATCTATAATCAGCTTCCGTACACTTGTTCATTATAGTCGATAGTGATTTAGCTTTAAATCCATGACATTCGTCTCCAAACACACAACCAATTTGTTCAAACAATCCCTTCCTAACTTATAGATCGAGTGCCACGTAGATATGATTACTCTTTTATCTGTTGTCTTATCTTTACCTGAGTATATAATATGACAATCTTTATCAGAATCAAACCCATAAGATTTAAAATCATTAAACATTTGTTCTACTAATGAGGTGGTTGGCACGACAACTAATATTTTCTTATCTTCGTCTTCGTTATCTAAGTACCATCTTAGCATAGAATAAATGATTAAGGACTTTCCAGAACCAGTAGGGGATTGTAGTACTGCGCGCTTATTGTGTAGTCCATAAGCCACAGCATCGTATTGATAGTCTCTGATGTCCCAGGGTAAACCTAGAGACTTTATATAATTAACTAGACTGAGATGATTGATATCATTCTTCTGATTAACCAAACCATAACTATCTTCATTCATAGTCATAGTGTAATTGTGATTCATGCAAAAGTCTTTTAGCTTTAAATAAAGCCCAGCATTCAACTCACCCGTCATCCTATTGAAAAGTCTTATTTTTCCATCCCAGAGTTTCTTTTTATACAATGGTTGGAATTTATATCCAGGTACATAGAAGGAGAAATAATCTGCTAGCTCCATACCAACAGACGGTTCACAATCTATGAAAAGCATAGAATGATTTTTTAAAGTAATTTCTAAATTAGCTGCCACTCTCAAACTTCCGCCATTCAATAATATTCTTAATATTCTGATGTCTCCATTTAATATTGTCTAGAATCTCGCTAAGACATCCGACGCTTGTTTTCAAATACTCAATTCTCAATTCAGTCTTTTGTATATCTTCATCAGAATTATAGTAGTGATCCATGTCACCCTTCAATATTTTTAGGCCATTGAAAGGATCTGGATCCCACCCTAAGAGTTTGAGCTGTTCTTGATCCATCTTACCACTATAATACAACCACTTATTTTTCAACAGTGATTTCTGGGATACTTCGTTTTCTTTTAGTCTTAGCTTAGCGTTAGCTAGCATGTGTAGATATTTGGCATGCAATAAAGGAGAGGTGCGAGACGTTTCGTCAAGACGCATCTTGTCTATTTTACAATCCTCCTTCCACATATCAAGGATTAGCTCTAAGCCAGCTACTTTTGTTTTTTGTTCTTCACTCATTCAATACTCCACGGGTACATTAATATACTTACATTATAACACAATTACGAACTAAAGTCTACACAAATTCCCAGTAATCGTAAGAAAAGTCAACGGTATATGTTATATACGTCACGTCTGTAGCAGCTGATTCCAATTGAATAGTGCTTAGATTAGTGGGGAAGGCGTTATGATAAACAATAGTTTTGTTGACATTATTGTGACTGGTTAATATGGATACTCTTATATCTGAGACGGTATCGACAGGGCCATCGGCCCTTCTAGAAGGTGTTGTGTTGTTTTGCTCAACAAGTCTTTCCATCCAATTTACTACCTCTAAGTACGCTGTTAGGTCTTCATCTAAGATAGCAGTAACACTAAGAGGTGTAAAAGTTAGTTTATCGCCGGGCTGTTTTATATTTACACGCTTGTACGCAACTTCAGTTTCATTCATGTTCATACCAGGATGCTGAATGCCTTGCGCAAAGAATTCCAGATTAGGGTAATTCTCGCGACTAATTGATACGCTAAAGCCGGTAGGTTGTAGATAACTTGTGTTGGTTGTTAGTGCCATACTAGTATTTATATCCGTTTAATTAATAAATTT